ATTTGTTATATGAGTGCCTAACATAGGAAGAATTGGTAATTGTAGAATAGTGTCAGTATATGGTATCAATTGTTGATCCAATTTATAAGAATCGAGTAAAGTTGGTATTGATGTTATGTATTTATGAGAGAGTGCGTCATGATTACCAGAACCACACACATCACTCATAAGAGCTATTTCCTGTTTGGGGTCGCAAGTTAGCTTAAAAGCTGTGTCTTTGCCAATTATTGTTGCTCCATTAGAAAAAGTTACTTGTTTAGCATATGAAGCAGGTTCAACTAAGACAGGCTTAGAAAATCCGAACATCAATGCTATCTTAGATATGGCAGTAGCAGCAATATTTGTAGCTTTTGCAAATGTAGATATCACAGGAACATCCTCTAATCTTTCAGCTACATTAGAAACTGCTGTAGCTATAGAACTAACAGGATTAGTTAAAAATTCAGATTCTGCAATAACAGAAATTCTAGTATTCGTAGGAGTGGATAGTTCAACGTCTTCCATCCACGCATATAGGGTTAAATAAGGAGGAGTTTCAACAGCGTCAGTCTGAGAGTGAAATTGCCCAAGCGTAGTAAGAAATAGCTCACCCATAGTGATAAAATCACCATAAGGTATGGAGTTATAAATAATATTAATAAAGTCCTGATTAAATAAGCGTAGGTGTTGATTAGGTGTAACAAAAGGAAGATCCATTTGAACGTCATCATCTTGACCTGCGCTAATATAAGCTAAATCCGGACTTTGACTTAGGTAATTTTGTCTAAATTTACGACTTTGTTCATCAACTGATAAACCTTTATGTACTAAATAATTTCTATTAGTAGGGTAGAGGTTGATAAGAAGCCATAATAGTACCATAATGAAATTTAGTAGTTGACAAATTAAACCGGATTTTAAGATTTCCCCTAAAATAAGCGTAATGAGCTAACTTGTTCCTTACTGATGGTTGGGAGGACCAAAGTTCCCATGGATTAATTACAGTATCAACGAAAGAATTGAGTAAAATTGGAAAAGATGAAATAAGAACAGGCCTTTTAAAGAAATCATCTAGGAATAATTTGTCATCTAAAGCGGAGGAAAGAACTCTATCTGTTGACGAGCCCATAACCTCCGCACTATTACTATCAGAATGATTTTCTAAATTTAAAGATTCAAAAACAACGCGTGTTTGTCTGTATTTATTAGCATCGAGAGAATCAAGAGTTTCTTGATTTACAATTGATGCTAAATACAATTTATCTTCATAAAACTTGTCTGATGTAAGAGGGTTAGTT